CTAAGGAAGAATCTAGATGAAGACTAGAGAAAAGGAGTACGAAGATGGCAGCACAACCCGGAGCAGGTAGACCAACCAAGTACACACCGGCAACGGTAGCCAAGCTCACAGACGCTCTGCGCGGTGGTAACACCCGCAGGGCTTCCTGTGCTGCCGCTGGTATTGATCAGACTACACTTGCCAACTGGCTCAAGGAATATTCAGATTTTTCATACGCTATAGAAAAAGCAGAAGGTGAAGCAGAACTACGCAACCTTCAGGTCATCCAAGATGCAACCCGCACGACTTGGCAAGCGGCAGCGTGGTGGCTGGAGCGTAAGCACAAAGCCGACTGGTCATCTAGGGTAGAGCAGACCGGCGCAGATGGTTCACCGGTCAAGGTGATAGTCGAGTACGCGGATAAGTCCGGTGCATGAGCTTCACCACGGCAACTGTCTTGACATCCTGTGCACCATGCCGGATTGCTCGGTTGATGCTGTTGTAACCGATCCACCGTACGGATTATCCTTCATGGGCAAGCGTTGGGATTATGACGTTCCATCTACCGAGATATGGGCAGAATGCTTGCGTGTGCTGAAGCCAGGCGGTTACTTGCTGGCCTTTGCCGGTACTAGGACACAACACCGCATGGCGGTACGCATTGAAGATGCCGGGTTTGAGATACGGGATATGTTAGCGTGGATGTACGGTTCTGGGTTCCCAAAGTCTCACAACTTAGACGGTGAACATCAGGGCTGGGGTACAGCACTAAAGCCAGCCATGGAGCCTATCACGATGGCACGTAAGCCCTTCAAAGCCACGGTAGCTCAGAACGTGCAGGAGTGGGGTACAGGCGCAATCAACATTGACGGTTGCCGGATAGAAACCGATGATTCTTGGAATCGCATACGTGGAAGCGTTGTCGGGTTGGATGGTGGATTCCTAAAGCACAAAAAAGAAATACCAAGACATAGCAACACCCTCGGCAGATTTCCTGCTAACGTCATGCACGATGGAAGCGCGGGGATTCTGCAAGGCATGGGCGAAGCGGCACGATTCTTCTACACGCCTAAAGCCTGCAAGGATGATCGGGACGATGGGTGCGAGAATCATAAACTTGTTCGCCGAACCGATGGACGTACTACAGAACATCACACTCCAAACCTAAGAACAACAGAACGCCGCAACTTTCACCCGACCGTAAAGCCTACCGACCTAATGCGCTACTTGTGCCGCATGGTTACACCTACCGGCGGTGTCGTGCTTGACCCCTTCACCGGATCAGGTAGCACCGGGCGGGGTGCAGTGCTTGAAGGCTTCCGGTTCATTGGTTGCGAGATGGATGCAGACTACATCGAGATAGCGAAAGCCCGTATCCTTGCAGCTGAGAAAGCGTACCAGCCTTGCCTGATATTCGACTAGTCTTACCAAGGCCGCATGAAGCCCAGCAGATTATCTTGCGGGAAGCCAAGCGGTACAACGTCCTTGCTTGCGGTAGACGTTTCGGTAAGACCACGCTGGGCGGTAACCTTTTATCTGACCCGGTATTGATTGACGGGCTACCTTGTGCCTGGTTCGCGCCTACCTACAGGCTCCTAGAAGAGGCATACGCCGATCATAAGCGCATCTATGCACCTGTCATCCGCAGGGCAGTACAAAGCCCAGCCCCGCGCATCGAGCTTATAACCGGGGCAGCAATCGATTACTGGACTTTGGATGATCCAAGCACCGTTGCCCGTGGTCGTAAGTACAAGCGGGTCATCATCGATGAAGCCGCCATGGCACGGCATCTAGAGCAAGCCTGGACGGAAGCCATACGCCCAACACTAACCGACTACAAGGGGGATGCTTTTTTCCTAAGCACTCCCAAGGGTAGTAACTACTTCCGCACCCTTTACAATCAGGCCGCTACGGATGCCGACTGGATGTCATGGCAGATGCCTACCACGGCTAACCCGTGGATAGATGCTGAGGAGGTAGGCAAGGCGGGGGAGTCTTTGCCGAGCATCGCGTTTCAACAGGAGTATTTGGCTCAGTTCGTTGATGCGGCGGGAGCGCGTATTAAGCGGGAGTGGTTGCGGTATGGCGATTGCCCTGAAGAGTTGCCTACCTACATCGGGGTTGACCTTGCCATCAGCACTAAGAGCGAAGCAGACTACACCGGGGTTGCTGTTGTCTCCCGTGGTGACGATGGCACGATCTACGTTAGAGACATCAACCGAACTAGGGCGGACTTTGCATCCGTGCTACGCTTCATTGAGGCTATGGCGGCTAAGTGGAATCCTAGTATGATCGGCATCGAGCAGGTGCAGTATCAAGCCGCTGTTGTGCAGGAGCTGCTTAGGCGTACGAAGTTGCCTATCCGGGGCATCCGGCCAGACCGTGACAAAGTGACCCGCTTTGCGCCTCTTGAAGCCCGGTACGAGCAATCACAGGTTATGCATTGCCAAGGGCTACCGGCATACTTTGAAGATGAGCTGCTATCCTTTCCAGTTGGTCGGCATGATGACGTGGTTGATGCCCTGGCGTACGCGTGGCAGGTGTGCGGATCAAAGCGTTCTTGGGGAGCCGTCTAGTCCTGTGGGATACTGGGAGCATGGGTATCTTTGACCGCTTCTTAGGCCGTAAAGCCGCAGCCAACCCGACACAGGCACTACCGCTGCCACTCAGCCAGTCTAGGGACATCTACCTAACCGGGTACGGCTCTGGTCAGCTGCAGACATTGCTACGCCGGGCGCTCCCTGGTAGTACCAAGGACTGGGCGCGGGTAGCCGGTGACCTTGGGCTGAACGGCGTTGTGGCATCAGCCATTGACTGGTATGTGCGGAACTACCCTCAAGCCACGCCACGGCTCTATCGACCTGTAGACAGCCAGCAAGCGGAGCCGGTAGAAGACCACCCGGTATTGCAGCTGATGGCGCAACCTGATCCGATGATTATGGGTAGCCTTTTCTGGGGCTGGGTCATTCAAGATTACAAACTATTCGGCAACACCTACCTGAGAAAGATTCGATCTAGCACCCGTGGCACGGTGACCGCTTTGCAGTTTCTGCCGCAGGACATGGTACGCCCGGTAGGCAACGGCGTAAACCCGCTAACCCACTACATCTACACCACGGATGGCCGCTCTTTTGACATCCCGGTATCCGACATCATCCATATCCGGTACGGTAGAGACCCTAGCGACATCCGTATTGGCCGTGCGCCGCTTACCGCTGTCCTGCGGGAGATAGCAACCGACAACACGGCATCCACAACCGCATACGGACTCTTGGCTAACGGGGCTATGCCTAGCCTTATCGTCGGGCCTGATGCCAAAGAGACCAGCGTAGATATGAGCATGGACGATGCTCGGCAGGTCAAGCGGCAACTGCACGAAGACCTAACCGGGGACGGTAGTGGCGGCATCGTGGTAATGACTGGTGCCTACAAGATGGATCGGGTATCCCTTACGCCTTCCGAGCTTGCTTTGGATTCCGTTAGGCGTGTACCGGAGGAGCGAATCTGTTCAGCCCTTGGTATCAACCCTATGGTGCTTGGCCTTGGTTCAGGCTTAGAGCGGTCCACCTACAGTAATTATGAACGCGCCCAGCAAGCGGCTTGGGAAGATGGCATGGTGCCTTTGCTCCGTACTTTGGCGGATGCGATTACCGCCGACCTGCTGCCGGAATATCCGGAGACACAGCAGGGTGACTTTGTGATGTACGACCTTGAAACGGTCAGGGCGCTTGCCGATGATATGCAAGCGGAAGCCACACGGGCAGAGCGCCTGTACAAGTCTGGCATCATTGATCGGGCTGAAGCCAAGCGTATAGCCGGGCTTGAAGCGGTGCCGGAAGATGAAGGGCAGCTACACCCAACGGCAATCCCGGTACAAAGCACCGGCGGCTTTGAAGGTGCCGCAGTGCGATCGTATGAGATGAAGTTCCGCCCAACTGAAGCAATGCGGACAGCGGCACAACGGGCGCTTGACTGGAAGGCGGAAGGCTTTGATGGCGGGACGCGGATAGGGCTTGCGCGGGCTAACCAAATCGTCAACGGTGAGAAACTATCCGAAGACACGATCTTGCGGATGTATTCTTTCTTTTCTCGTCATGAAGTAGACAAACAGGCTGAAGGTTTCAACGCTGGTGAGGAAGGGTTCCCCAGTCCTGGGCGTGTAGCCTGGGACTTATGGGGCGGCGATGCCGGGTACCGCTGGTCTACATCCAAGCGGGACGCAATGCAGCCAGACGGCAAGAGCCTTGACGGTGACCACGTATGCACTCCGGGGGTAGTGTACAAGTCTCACCCTTTTTACGGGTACGAGCTGGAGACCAGCTCAAGCGAGTAGACAGCGGAACAGCACGAATCTATGCCGCTGGCCAGAAGTACCGGAATGAACTACTGGAGCGTGAAGGCGTAGCCATCAGCCGGATGCAACGCGCATACAAAGCCGCCACCAAGGCCAGCATCGATGAGCTTGAAGCGTTAGAAGGACGTATCCAAGAGCGCATGTATAACGGGGAAGACCCTAGCGAAACCATACTCTGGATGCGTCAGCGAATCATAGATAATATCGAGCAGCTCGGAAAGAACCTGAAAAAGTTCTCGGTAGAGGGGGCAGTGATTACAGCCGATGGGCAGTTACAAAGTGCCATACTTGCTAATGAGGCAACGCCAAGCCTTGTGGAAGCGGCAGCGGGTAAAAAGCCCGCAGGCGTTACCCTTGGTACTTCATGGACAAGTCTTCCTGATGAACAACTCCAGGCCTTTGTCGGGTTCGCAGGCGATGGTAGCCCTTTGGCTGTCTTATTCGATGCCATCCCTCAAGTAACCACCGATGCCATGCAGATGGCTTTGGTACAGGGCATAAGCCTAGGTGAAGGCCCCCGCACGGTAGCACGGCGGGTACGCAAGGCGGCAGACATCGGTAGGCAACGAGCCGAGACGATAGCGCGTACCGAGATGATACGCGCAAGCCGTGAAGCTCAGCGGCAACTATACACGGAGAATGGCGCAGTGACCGGATACCGAAGGCAAGCTACGCAAGATGCGCGGGTATGCCTTGCTTGCTTGGCTCTATCCGGCACCCTGCAAGCCACCGACACCATCATGCCAAGCCACCCGAACTGCCGGTGCGTGATGATACCGGAAACGCTTTCATGGGCAGAGATAACCGGCGATTCATCTATACCGGATACACGCCCAGAGGTAGCCACGCCTGATCGGATTCTTGCTGGTCTAAACGATAGCGAGATAGAAGAAATCATGGGTGAAGGCCGCTACCGCTTATGGAAGGAAGGCAAGCCGCTTTCTGACTTTGTACGGGTCAAGGAAAACAGCGACTGGGGGCCGACTACTAGCATCATCCCGCTGAAGGAGTTTGGCATCACGGTAAGGCGGCCACGCACTCCAATGGAGTGGGAGCGTGAGATTGCTAACCGACAGATGGATCAATAGGGTATGTGGGATAGTGGGTGTATGGACTTGCTGACATCTACCGTAGACGGTATCAAGAGCGACCGGCTTGGCTACGTCAAGGGCTACCTGGTTCGCTTTGGCGATACCAAGACCGCTGACCTTGAGGGTGATTACTTCACCGCTTCAACCGACTACGGCTTTCCGATATCGAAGGGTCAGCGCGTACCGCTCAACGTCTACTACCATCACGGCATGGATAGCATGGTTGGTAAGAAAAGCATCGGTACAGGCTACATCAAGATGGACGATACCGGGCTTTGGTACGAAGCGCAGTTAGATCTAGCAGATGAGTACGGCAGCATGATCGCAAAGCTCTGCAAGCAAGGCAAGATGGGCTTTTCATCTGGTGCTGCTGGTCATCTGGTAGAGCGTAAGAGCATGGGCGGTGCAGCTGAAATTACACGCTGGCCTATCGCTGAAGCATCGATTACACCGACACCCGCCGAGTATCGCAACAGCGTAAAGACCCTCAAGGAGTACTACGGCATGGAGCCTATGATGGATATGGAAGAAGAGATGGTAATGGCTCCAATGCCTGAGCAATCCCCGGAAGAGTACGCAATGTCGGTATACGATGATGCTGAAGGTGACCTTATCCACGAGGGGCTTGAAGCCTACTACGATGCGCTCTGCGGGGCTATCGAAGCGGTATCCGATCAGACCATGGCGGATGCCATCATTGATGAATTTGCTAGACGTGCAAAGGGCTTGTATGCCATGCACGGCATGAAGAGCGTACAACCCGCTTCCCTGCGGGGTGTTGAACGTCGACTGCGGGATGCAGTCGGTTTGTCACGGTCAAGCGCTAAGCGTTTGGCTCCCGTAGTCTGGGATTCTCTGCGGGATGCAGACCAGCCGGAAGAGCAGCCGTCCATCGTAGTAGAGGCGAAAGCCCATGACAATGACGAGCGCCAGGACTTACTGGCTCGTCTGG